CGCCACGACTGCATTAGCTCCTTAAACTCGAACGCCGTCATCCAGTCGTTCGGCTCGTGGGCGAGCACGTCGTAGAGCGGGTGATCCTCGGCCACCCGCTTGCCGTCAGCCGTTCGCTCGTACAAGTGCAGGGGCAGGCTGGCGACGCTTTCGCTGACAACCTTGACCGCGGCGAGGATGGCGCTGCACTGGAGGCTCGCTTCGGGCGAGACGTAGACGCCAGCGGTTGTCTTCCGCTGCTCGGTCATCTCCTCGAACACGCGGGAGATGCCGCTACGCATTTCGACGATGTCTTCGATGATCGGCGTTTCGTCAAGCATCAGATAACGAGGATATTGGGTTCGTCGGTCATCCCTTGCGCCTCCGCGGAGCACACGCCCAGCGGCATAATCAGGGCGACGGCTGCGTCGATTCGTGCGGTGGCGTGCGAGTGGGCTTTCGTCGGCTTGATGTTCCCGGCGTCGTCTTGTTTCACCTGCATATTGCTGACGTGCAGAGCCAGTGGTGGATTGCCGGCGTGCCTAATCTTCTGACCCAAAGCGAGCGCCATCAGCAGCTTCGTCGGCGCTGAGAGGCTCGCGTAACCCTGTCCAAACGGCTTCACATCGACGCCCTCATTGACGAGCTGGGTCGTCAAATGAGTCGCATTCCAGCGGTCAATGGCAACACTTTTGACCCAGTTCTTCTCGCAAAACGAGAGAACGTAGTCGCGAACCACGTCGTAATCCGTCACGTTGCCTTCTGTTAGTGTAACAAAACCATCCTTGGCCCATTGGCGATACGGGGCTTCGTCCTTGTCGGCGTTCTCTTCTGGGATGAACAAATGAGCGAACACGTCGAAGGTGCCGTCCTCGTCAGGCCAGACGGCGCAGAAGGCCGTCGTGTCGCTCGTGCTCGACAAGTCGAGGCCGCAGTAGCACGGGCGGCCCTCGGTCGGGCGCAGCGGCTGGCTGCACCTCTCCCAGACGCCTGTGCGGAAGTATTTATTCGCTCCGTTGCTCACCCACTGATTGAGGTAGAGCGTGCGGAACTTCGTCTCCTGGGCGACCGACTCGCGGGCGAGGGCCGCCTCGCGCTCCATGAACTCCTTCCGCACCGTGATCCCGTAGTTCGGCGAGGCGACCCTCCAAGTATCCTCCGAGAACGGGTCGGCATCGTCGGGGGCGGCAAATATGCAGGGCAGAAACGTCGGGTCGTCGAGGATGCCGTCGCGTACCTTGATCGCCCGCTGCCACTCCTCGTAACAGGGGCCGATGCGATCCATGCCGGCCGTTGTCACATAAATGACGAGCGGTTCTTCTCTGGCGCCCATGCCCGACTCCAGCACATCGACGAGATCGCGGTTGGGCTGGACGTGATATTCGTCCATAATCACAAGGCTCGGATTAAACCCGTGCTTGCCCTTGTGCTCGCTGGACAGGAACTGCATCGTGCTGTTCTTGTGCGGTATTACTATCGAGTTCTTGTATATCTTGCACCGCTTGAGCAAGCCTGGGCAGGATTCGATGTACCGGCTAGCCGCCGTGAACAGGAGGCTGGCCTGCTTGCGGTCGCCGGCCGCGATGAGAATCTGGCCGCCTTCGGCCCCGAAGAAGCCCTCGTAGGCGCCGATCACGGCGCACATCGAGGTCTTGCCTGACTTCCGGGGCAGGGCGAGTAGCGACCGCTGATACTGCCGGAGGCCGTCGGGGCGCTTCGTATTGAAGAGCCGGTCGAGGTACTCGTCCTGCCAGGGCGCAGGAATGAACTGCATCCCTGCGAACGGCGCCTCCGTATGCCTCAGTAGCCGAGCGAAATCGCGGATATCAACCGGCCGCTGAGTCGCCAAACAAGGCATCCACGGGGTCAGAGACGACCTTCACCGCGCCGTATCCGAGGCGGGTGCGGTCGGCGGGGGTGAGGCCGAGGACGGTTTCGAGGTGCCGGAGTTGCTCGCCAGCTTCCTTGAACTGCGTCGCCATTCCGCAGGCCCGCACGAACCGCAGGCTTCCGTCGCTGTTTGTTACCTCGACGTAGGCCGCGTCCAGTTCCTGCAACTTCTGGGCGGCAAACTCCCACATGACATAAGTCACGGCGTAGCGGGTGACAACGGCCTCGTCGGACTGCGCGAGCGTGCCCATCTGAGTCAACCAGGCCACGACGTTGGCGAAAATCTCCTTCGCCCGCGGCTTGAGCCAGGCCGGCGACTCGAGCGGCGCAGCCGGCGCCTCGCCGAGTTCCTCGCGGTTCTTGGCGTGCTTCGATCCTCGCATCGCGAGAATGTGCTTCGGCGTTGGAGGGCGACCCTTCATGCCTTCCAGCGTAGGGTTTTGACGCTGCGCGGTGCAACGGAGTCGCGGTCGTTCGCCTTTCGCGAACAGCGAAAGGCGTCGGGCCGAAAAGGTGCAGTTTTGGATTCTTACGCGGGGCCGGGAACACGCGGTCTGCCTGCCCGACCCCCACAATGGGGTACCCCCTATCCCGCGGGAGGCGCGGCGCGGGAGTCTCAAATACTAGGTGTCTACCTTGCAATCGTGAAAGCATGCGCAAGATTCCGCGGCGCCGAGCGTATTCATTGTGAACGCTTGACAGTAAGTGTGCCGATGCTATGATCCAGAGGTGCGGCACGTTGCCGCGGCACGATGACACGAGCAAGGGAAACGAAAATGACAGCGACAGTAGAACATACGGTGATCAGCGTCGAAACCGGCGAGCCCGTGGGGATCATTGAATCTACTTGGGATACGATGGCGCCGGGCGAATTCCTACTTGACGGTTGCCCCGCGGCATCGGTGCTGCTGTCGATGACAACTTTCGGCAACGTGCCGCATGCCGTTGCCGCTGTATTCAATGGCAACGCGGGCGAAGGAGATTACCGCCTTGCGTCTCGATTTTCCGTCGTGCCGCGGCGCACATGCTGACTCACTCGCGTTCACTGGTTTTCTTTCCTATTACCTAAATTTCAAGGGGTTTCATCATGGCAAAGTATGTTCCGACTGTGACGAATCGTCAGGCGCTGAAATTCGCCCGAGTGTGTATGTCGTGCGGCAGCATGGCAGATGCCGCAGCAGCGGCGCGCCGCATGGCGCGCGGCATTCGCGGCAGCAGCAGAAAGCGAGGAACGTGGAAATACTTCCTGTTGCGGTTTGCTCGCGCCATCGACGCCGGGGCGCTGCCGCATGAAATCTTTGCTATGGAGGGCAACGTAAAGCTACCGTTCGTGGCATTCTCTACACTGCCGATTGTCACATGCCCCGGCGCCGGGGCATGCGCCGGAATCGATGCCGCAGGGGGCGCGCCGAATCTCAAGAAAGCATTCTGTTACAGTCTGCGCGCATGGCGATACCCTGCGGCATTCCTGCGGCAGTGTCAAAATACCCTGCTGCTGAGATTCAATCGGCGCGCCATCATCGACGCATTCAAGGCGCTTCCGCAGGGGGTAACGCTTCGCCTTTATGTCGATGGCGATTTTGACAGCGAGTCTACCGCGGTGTTTTGGTTTAACCTCCTGCGGCAGCGCGGCGACGTGGAAGCCTACGGCTATTCCAAGTCTTGGAGCATTCTCGAAAAGCTCGCGCATATGGTGCCGCCGAACTATCGCCTTAACTTGTCATCCGGCGGCATCGATGACACTCCCGAGTATCGCGAACGCATGCGGGCGCTGCCGATGACCCGCGGCGATTTCATCGCGCTACCCGTCTCGGGCGAATTCGCCCGAGGATATGCGCGATACGATGACCCGAACTATCACCGGGCGGTTCGTGCCGCTGCCGCTGCCGCGGGGATTGGCAAGGTATTTTCATGCCCCGGCACATGCGGCACATGCACGGGCGCCGGTCATGCATGCGGGGCGTCTCGCGACGATGGAAGCAGCATCATGCCGTTGCCGATTGTAATCGGCATTCACTGAGCAGCGCAGCGGCGCGCGGCAGGGATTCAAGCCCCGCGGGTTTCAAGCCCCGCGGGGCTTGTGCATGCGCCACCCGCGGCAGCCCCGGCGGGCGGCAGGAGCGATGACAGCGGCAGCCCCGGCGGGCGGCAGGAGCGATGACAGCGGCACACTGGCAAGGCCGGAGCCGCCCCCGGAGCGTAGCAACCAGTGAAGCCCCGAACGTGGAAACCAGCGCGACCCCCGAACGTGGAAACCATGCGCCCCCGGAACGTAGAAACCCCGACCGGCGAAACCGGCGGCAGGCCGGCGCCGCCCCCCGAGCGTAGAAACCTAATACCCGCGGCGCCGGCGGCGGCTGCGATCGGCTGCGGCCGATTCGGCCGCAGCCTGGACGATGGCGGCGAATTCGTCCGGCCCGTAAAGGTCGAGAATCCAGCCCCAATCGTGGCCGAGCCGCAGCCCCTGGCCGATCCCGTGCCGCCAGACAACGGAAGCAACGCATTCGACGGCATGCGCCGCAGCGGCTGCGTCGAGGCCGGCGGTATGGGGCTGGGCTTTTTCCGCGGCCCATGCATGAAGTTCGCGGGATGTTTCGATGATCATGCCGACATTCTACGCGGCCGATTCTGGAGCGCAACCCCGACCGTAGCAACCCGCGAATTCTCACAATACCAAATGTCCACCCAGCCCCCGAACGTAGAAACCCCCGCGAAACCACAGGAAAAGATTTTAGGCTTGACCCGACTTGTGACGATGCTATCTTTCATGCAACGGGCGACGGTCGCCCCGAACGTAGCAACCCCGAACGGAGAAACGCGATGAAACCGAAAATGATTCAATACCCGCCGCAGATGGGCCTCCGGCCGCGACCGGCCGACGATTACGATCTGCTCTGCCTGCGGTTTTACTACGCCTCGTCGGCCTGCAATGTGGCTCGAGCATCGGTGGCGGCGCGTGAGCTGGTCGCTCGTTTCGGCTGCGACGTGGCCGACGATGCATACGGGCACGGGCAGATGCTGGCCTCGTGCGACATTCGGTAGCCTACCCTGGACGATTACAACCCCGGCCGGCGAAACCGGCCATTACCCCCAGCGGAGAAACGCGATGACGAACACGAACGAACGATTCCGCCCGCAGACCGCAGTAGAGCGCGAGCTGCTTGCCGAGTGTGAGCAGATCGCGACGGCGCACGGCCTCGAGCTGGCCGATGTACTCGCAGATGCCGTGAAATTCTGGCGCGGGCCGGGCCGATCGATCCGCCCGCGGCAGTGGCGATCGCGGGTGACCGCGGCCGAGCGGCTCATCGCCCGCGGCCGGACGATCGCGGAATATGCGACACTGGGCCTCGATCCGTTCGTCGAGGTCGATGGATTCGCCCGCATGACCGCGGAGCAGCTTTCCGACGAGGTGGTCTACCTCGCAGACTATCAGGCCTGAAACCCTACTGGCGAGCATATGGGCCGGCGGCACGTCGTCGCCGGCCCCGGATGGTGGAAACGAGAACCCCCAGCGGAGAAACGCGACGATGCAACGAGACATTCAGCCCGGCGACCGCGTGAAATACGCTGCCAAATTCCTGCGGTCGATCGGCTGCCAGACCGGCCCGACCTGCTTTGCCACCGGCACGGTATCGGCAGTGAGCCGCTACGGTGGCCGGTCTGGCGTGACGGTGGCGACGGTGGCGTGGGACGATCCGAACGAGGGCGAGGCAGTCAACGTGGCAAACCTCGTGAGGCTCGAGGGTATGCACCTTGAGTGTGTTTTGTAGAGAACCCTACCCAAGCGACGAAAGAGCCGGGGCGCGTTGCCCCGGCTCGTGGAAACCCGGAACCCCCGAACGAGGAAACGAGATCATGCTCACGATCGAAGAAAGCCGCGACGAGGCAATGAAACTGGCTGCCGCAGGATACGACGCCGTCGTGATCCACGCCCCGCAGTGGCGCGACGACTGGGATGACGATGCCCACACCTACACCTATCAGCCGGCGATGATGGCGCCGGAGGTCGGGGAGACTGTGGTGGAGCGCTACCAGGCCACCGGGACTCCGGCCTACCTGACAGCGACTCCGGCCGATGTGCTGCGAGGTTGGGTGGAGGCATACGGTGCCCGCACCAAGATCGAGCGAGAGCTGATCACCGAGTGCTACCGTCGCTCGCAGGATACCGGCGACTCGGTCGCGGTGATCTTGATGGAGGCGGAGCGCTACTGGGCCACCGCTGGCAGGTCGGCCGAGCCGCGACGCTGGCGGTCGAGGCTGGATGCGTGTCGTCGGATGCTGGCCCGGGTTGCCAGTGCATAGCCGGCCCCCGGCACGGTGCCGTCGCCCGCGGGCGGCATCGAGCCGGTGGCCGTCGTGGCCCCCGAGTGTGGAAACCAATAGACCCCTGGAGCGTGGAAACGATGAATGCGACAGAGAACCGATTCAGTGCCAGCTTCGATGACGAGCCGATCCTCGACGGCCGCGAGTACATCAAGGCCGACGTGGGCAGCGGCGTGACCGTGCGGGCGTATGTGGAGTTCGACCAGTTCACGACCCCAGACGAGAACTACGGTGACGCCGCAATCCGCGAAGCATGGAATCGCGACGAGTGGCGGTTCTGCGAGTTGGCCCTGCACGTCTACCTCGACGGCGTCTGCATCGAGGAAAACGCGGCGAACCTTTGCGGCATCGCGACCGGCGACGGCGACTACCTGACGGAGCGGGCGAACGATCTCATAGGGGAGATCGACGTGCGGCAGATCGTAGAAGGCTTCGCGAAGAAGGCGACCGCGGCGGCACGGGCAATGAAGAAGGCGAAGTGATCGACTGGGGGCCGGGGGCGCGTGACCCCCGGCCGGCGGAACGAGTGGACGGCACCCCCGACTGAGGAAACCAGACGATGCCCCGATATCAGATCAGACTCGACTCCGGCCGCGACGAGGTCACCGATGCCGTCGGTGACCGCGAGGCGACCGAGTATGCGATGGAGCTGCTGCTCGACGACGGCGCCGAGGCCGGCGAGGAGGCCGCGGTCTACCGGCTCTCCGACGATGACCGCGGTGGCGAGGATCACGTTGCGACGGTGGAGGTGCCGGAAGCATGAACACCTACCAGCTATCCCCCCGCGTGACACTCCGGCCTGGTGACCGATTCAAGGTCACCGGCGGCCCATACTACAAGCTCGCCAGCGGCGAGCGGGTGAGCATGGCAGCCCGCGGCACGTTCGTCCTACTGGCGGTCGAGCACGGCCGCGGCGGGCGCGTCCAGCTCTTGGGCTACGGCACCGGCGGGTATGCCGTGATCCACGTCGCCGGCCGCCGGCGGTCGAAGGTGCCCGGCCTCGTCGCCCGCCCGTACCGGGTGCGGCGCGTCGGTGCGCGGCGGAAAGTATGCAGCGTTGACACAGTTCGTGCCGATGCCTAGGATGCCTACACGAGCGATTAACTGGCAGGGGCCGCGTTGGCCCCGACCGTAGGAACGAGACGATCCCCCGAACGTAGAAACGGATGGTGCGACGATGGGTGCAGTGAAAGCTTTTTACATGGATTGTGCAGAGGCTGGCCGATGCCCGGTGAGCCGGGAAACCCTGGACTACCTCGACGACGTGGAATGCGAGCGGCAGCTCGACTGGATCGGCTACTGCGAGCACAGCTTCCGCAGCGCCGTCACCGGCCTGCTGGTGACGCAGGAGTGCATCACCCTCGAGTCGACGAGATTGTCGGATTCGTGGAGTGTTTCGGGGATTGCTGCCCCGCCTGACGATCCCCGCCGGCGCGTTGCCGGCGGGCGTGGAAACGTGGAAACTACAGACCCCCGAGCGGGGGAACCAGAAACGAGGAGAGCGACGATGAGCAACACGGTATTCACGCCCGACGCGCTGGATCGCAGCGTGGCACGAGGGACGTTCAAGACGGCCCGCCTGGGCGACTTCTTGAAGATCGACGCCGACGAGGTGTTCGTGTTTCAATTCCCCTCGCGGAACATCGTGAACCGCGAGAACGGCGACGGTGACTTGCTCGAAGTGTGGGACGCCGCGATCGACTGTTCGAGCGTGACCACCTCGCGAGGCGACATCCCGACAACGACCGAGACAACGATCTACTACCGCTGACGACCCGCCCCTAACCCCCGACCGTGGCAACACGCGGGGGCATGGGATGGGCCGCCGCGTGGCGGGCCTGGAACGTGGAAACCTAGAAACGAGGAGAGAGAGATGAGCACCCCAGAATCAATCTGCCAGCAGTTCGCCGGCACGCACTACCGTGATCGCCAGTTCCGCCAAGCGTCGGCGGCGGCCGACTGGAATGACATCTGGCCGGAGATTGATCGCGACGGCGACCTCACCGGCCGCCTCGTAGGGAACGAGAACGGATTTCTGAACGTGGACGAAGAGGCGATGATCTCGACGGCCGAGGCTCGCGCCGGCGGGTGGACGATAGACAGCGAAGGCCACGCCGAGGCGCCGCAGCCGATCGAAGTCGAGTTGGCGGCGGCATACGAGAC